AACCTCCTTACACATAAGCTGACAATAACCGTTGTGCTGCAACGATGGCCACCTTTCTAGATTACGGGATAACCTCCTTACACATAAGCTGACAATAACTCTTTTTGCCTCCGGGATCGGGGACTGATTGAATGTCGAATACGCGACTGCCGTGAATTATCCGCATATATGGCTTAATGTCAGCACGCCATCGTATAGTTACCCTGGTTGTAATCTGCGAAGTAGGCACCTGTTGAGCGGCAAAATATTCGCGACCAGAAAGATCTTCCACCCTTGCCCATGTAGTTACTACGTCCTGCCATGTATCGACAGGCTGTCCATAGCTATCATAGCCGGAATTAAGTTGTTGGATTGTTATGCGATCTCTTAGTGCTACCACCACTATACAGGCACCGCCCGTTCCTGCCATAATAAGACGTCTCTGGCGTTTTCAAAAGCCTTTCTCTCTTCCGGCTTGTAGTCATTGCCTGGGTATAACAAGTCTATGTGCATCAATATTGCCTGTTTAACAATTTTTGGTACATTGGCCGAAGTATCGCCATAACCAGCCTTAAAATCTATGCATATTGCGTTAGCCGGCCTTAAGGTTATTGTTGGCCAACTTTTGCAGTAAGCTAGGACTGCACGTCCAGGCTGCGACTTTGCATCAACAAAATAATCAGCTGATAACAATGTATACTCCGTATTGTCGGTGCCGTAATATTTAATTGAGGTAATGCTTTGCAACGGCTGTTTGGGTATTTCTATTTCGCTTTCAGCCGGCCAGCCATCAAGCCAGAATTGCCACGTCTGGGTAATGTATGCTTTACCCTGGAAACCCTCGCAATATTCACGAGACTGAGCAATAAGAGCAGTGATTAAGTTATCGTCGTCGTTGATAGTTATTCTAAGATGAAGTTTAGCCTCTGTCAAAGTAACCGGCTCAGTAGTCGGAGGCGTTATAAGTACTAAGGCCATCTAAACCACCTACTTCTTGAATTTTCCGTGTTTTTTGCGCGGCAATACTGCCTTTTCCTGCGGTTCGATGGCAGCCGTCTCGTATTTCTGTTCAGCCTGATCAACGTACTCTGCGTAACCACCGGCAATTAAGGAGTATGCCAGATCATCCTCAACTGAAATAATTTGACCGGGATCAAAACATCCTCCCGGCCCGGCCATGATCGTCTTAAGTTTTATTTTTCTCATTGTATATCATCCTAACTTGTTGCCAAAATACCTGCTCCTTCGAGTGCAGTCAAAATTGCATTTATCGTTGTATTTGTTGCATTAATTGCAGTAATGATTTCAGCTTCTGTGTCCAAATCGCCTGTAGTATAGTCTATTTTTGCATTAGCAATATGTGCGGCTTGAGTGCCGTTAGCTGTTATCTTACCGCCTGTTTCAACTTTAATTGCGCCACCGCTAGCAACAACCAACTCTGCTCCACCTTGTTCGTCGTAAACCTTGGTTTGATATGTAACATCAGCCATTTTCCTTTAACTCCTTTCAAAATAATGACGGCTGGTAGTTAACCAGCCGCCCCCTTTTAATTATTACGCAGTTCCCTCAGCTGGACTTATATGTAACTCTCCGGCCACTCCTGCTCCATGAGTTACAGGCATTTTCCTCGTTTCATATTGGAAATATTCCGCACTGGCTACTACAGCGTTTTGCGTAGCACGACTAACCACTACTCTTACATATCGCTTTAGTGGTTTGTATAAATCAATGTAAAATGTTTTATCGTCGTCGGTATCTGCAATAGTCTGTCCGGTACCGGCCAGGTCAGCAGCGTCGCTAAGGTTACTCGCATCTCCCTGTTGTACCTTGATAGATGTGACGGCTCCAGTAGTAATTGTTCCCATGCGTACTATTATCAATACGCCTTCGGAATCCTGCGTATCTAATGTTGTTCCATTTATGGTACTTGTTCCAGCGGCCCCCGCAGTCGGGGTTATAGCCGTACTTATTTTACAATTCTTAGATAGGTTCATTATTTTTCCTCCTTTTAAAAAATCAGGGCTGGATATTACCCAGCCCTACCCCCTGTTGATTAAGCTAATTTAACTCTCGCAAACGCTTCTTCCAGTACAGGAGCTCCATCCGTCTCCATGCGCCCGATAAAGCCAACTTGGTTAGTACGTGCATATAGCTCGACAAGACGCTGTAATTGCATGTTTAATGCATCCACAATCCAATAGAAGCTAAAATCTCCAATAATACCTACGTATAATCCAGTAGTAAATGTGTTTGGCACATATTCAGACATTAAGTAGGGTAAGTCAAGTATGCTATCCGGTTGTCCGTTAGTGATGCCAGGCTGCCAGAGATAATTTCCATCGCCGTCCTTTAGTTTTCTGATCTGTTTGACCGCGTCACGATGGAATATCCAGCGGGCACCACGCCAGTACTGGGGTTTTAAGGCAAATTTAGCATTGATTAAGCCATCTGCTCCTATGGCAGTTGTACTATTTCCATCGCTTATATCCCTGCCGGTACTTATTCCGTTGCCAGACGCTGTAAATATACCTAATGGCTTGTTAGCTCCGTTGCCAGTCATAAACGCCTTCTCCTGGGTTATAGCAAATTTATAAGCCAGGCGATCCCTTACCAATGTCTCAACATCAATTGCCGATACTCGCAGCAGTTTATTGCTTACCTTGAGTAGCTTAGCAACCGGATGAGGGTATAGTTCACGTTTGGCAAATTCCATCGTTGTATCTTCTTGGCCAGTGTCAACTTCAGATGTCCAGTCCGCATCAGCAGGATCAGCAGCCAAAACGGGAACCCCCATGCTTTCAGCTTTTTCCACTGTAAATTTTGTCGCTAATGGCCTTATTACCACTTGATCGTCTACCGCTTTGATTAATTGACTGATAAATAACTGCGGAGCTACAACATATCCGCCAACTGTGTCGCCGTCGGCCTGTAAAGCACGATACTCATCAGGTGATAACCCATTAAGATCACGACGAAGATAACTAGCAAACGCAGAGCGATATTCATCGCTAGCACGAGGACTTGAAGCACGCTGTTCCTTCTCACTACTATCACTAGGCGGTTCTTTCCCTCCGGCAAAACGGGAAGCGCTTTTTGCTAAGTCCCCCTCTAGTTTTTGCTGACGATCTTCACGTTCAATCTGATTTCCAAGAGTATCGACATCAACCATAATTGCCTCATACTGCTGGATTTCTTCGGCTGCCAAATCACGATTTTCCGCTTCTGCCGTATCTAATAGTTCCCTGGCTTGTTTAACTAAATCAGCCCTCTTTTGCCGCATTTCAAGTATTTTTTCCATTTTTTTGCCTCCTACTAAATAATTTTCTCCAATAGTTCTAACCGCTTCCGCATTAAAACAAACTGTTGCTTATTTTCTCTTTTGGCCGGCAAGTAACTCTGAATAATTTTGATTGTGTCATTTATTAAGTCGCAATCCACCTCCGTTAACGGAGAATTACGTTGCTCCGTGGTAAGAATATTAGACAACCGGTCAAAATCAATGCCAGTATTATAAAATATTCCCCGTGCAGATACGCTAGTTTCCGGATACGCTGGAAATGGGGTCGGTGATATTTCGTATAATTTTGCCTTTGTGACATCCCTATATGATTGTCCGTCTTTAAGTCCCCATATATCGTCAACCACAGAAAAACCAAATGACATACCACTAACTACACGGTTAGCAATACTGGTTAGAGCATCTTTTCCCCATGTTGTTTCCAGTGGGGTCATTTCAAAATAAAGCCCTATGTTGTCTTCCTGGATTTTCAAGTTACCGGCACCTGTCGATGCAAGAGGTTTAGCCGAATCATGCGCCCATAAAGCAACGATGTTACTATCAAGTGATTCAGCAAATGCACCTTGACGGAAAACCTCAACAAATGGCAAGCCGGCACTCTCGCTATTCCACTTCACAGCGTAGCCGGCCAGTTTAGTTACTTCTCCTTCGGCCCGTACTTCGATTTCGCCAGCTGGGACAACCCTCTTCTCCACTTTATTCTTCCTCCTCTCCAAGTTATTGCGTGGACGTTACCGGTACCATGTTCAAAGGTGTCAAATAAACCTTTCCTTGGCCGTCAGGCAAGGGATTCATATTCTCAAGTTCCCGGATGTCATCTGCGCTGAGCCATCCATTTTGTCTCCCTACTGCGTAAGCTTCATAACGGCTTTTGATGTCACCCCGGAGCAAGCCGTCAACGTTAAATTCAGGGAAATAAACACTCCGTTCCGACGGTAAAAATAAGTCCCGTTTAATAGCCTGTTCCCATCTCTTTAGCCACGGTACCATTGTATGCATTACAAATTCTATTGATTGATGTTCTATATTGGAAAATGTTGCTTTCTGTAAATCTGCCAGCATGTGAGGAGGGACACGAAATATTCTTGCGATCTCCTCATTCTGAAAACGCCTTGTATCGATAAACTGTGCATCTTCAGGAGGTATCCCGATCTGACTAAACTTCATGCCTTCCTCAAGAATCATCAGCCGGTGACTTTTTCCTAATCCTGAGTATGCTTCAGTTAAAGATTTCTTCAGGTTTTGATGCGCTTGTTCGCTTAATTTTCCCGGATGCTCCATTATTCCACCCGGATGCGTACCTTCTCCAAAAAACCGTGCTCCATATTCTTCAGTTGCCAGACCTAAGCCAATTGCTTCTCTGGCTAATCGTATTGGGGAATAACCGACAATGCCATTGTGCGACAATCCTCTTACATGCAGTATCTGCCATGGCTTTAAAATTACCCCTTCGCCATTGGACAATGAGTACCGGTATTGCAATGAGCCTCCTGCGTCCCAGCCTGTTTCCGAACTCAAACCATTATTCCGTTCTACTGTCATACAGTCCGGTCGCAATGGCCAAAGTCCAATTATTTTTCCTGCATTATTGCGTTCAATCTCGGCAAAGGCGTTTCCCCAAAGCGCAAGATGTCCCATGAGTGTTTCCCTAAATTCAAAACTTGTCATCTCCGGGTTTGGCAATTCGTGCAGTATCTGATATAAGTAATGATCTACAGCCTTTTCTTTTCCTCCACCTGGCAAGCGCTTGTATATGTTTAGCGGAAGACTAGCTAAAGTCTCTGCTAAAATTCGCACACAAGCAAATATAGCACTATATTGAAGTGCTGTTTGAGGAGTGACATTTACTCCTGCGTTTGATTGCCATCTTCCGGTAAACCATTCAGTTAGCCATTTATCAGGATTAGCGAGGGATGATCTGCGTTCCCATTTAATGTTTAGCGGTCCTATTTTCAAAATGCCAGTATCCCCCTTTCTTCGTAAACTGATTTATTATCCTGATGTCTCATCGCCCTGTCTAGCGCCATTATTAGTGCTATAATACCATCTATTTTCCCTTGGCTTGATGCTTTATCTGGCTTTAATTTACCATCCGCATCTTGTTTTACTGCCACGCTATCAGCCATCCAGCGCAACACTGGATTTCCACCATGTCTTATTTTTCTAGCCAATAACCTTCTTTCAAATTCTTTTACCGGTGCGGCCATACTGGTAAAACCCTGTCCCATGCCAACGACAGCCAAGCCTTCTTCTTGCAATTCCATGCCCAGTTGATGAGCCTGGAACATTTTATCAATATTCAAGTCAACAAGTTTAAACTTCTGAGCGTCTTTAAATATTTGCGCCTTGATAAAACTGTAGTCTACTGCGTCACCTTGAGTAACGTTCAAATATCCCTGTTTCTCCCAGGCCCGGTATTGATCTCGGTAACGGTTCTGTGCATTATTTAGTTGCGCTTCAGGGCACCAAAAGCGACAGAGTATATCAATTGTTTCCGGATCATCGTCATTCGGGAATACCATTGCCCACGCTGTCATATCTGATACGCTGGAAAGGTCAAGGCCACCGTAACAGGTGCGGCCTTTAAGTTCTTCCTCTGAAACTATTCCTGCATTTTCGTCCCATAATTGCAGCGGAATCCAGCGGTCAACTTGTTGTGTCCAAACGCATAGATGCAGTCTTAAAAATGTATTCAAAAACGATGGCATTTCTTTTGCTTTTGCTGCTTTTCTTTTTAGATCGTCAACCTTTACGCTTATTCCTAGATTTGGGTTAGCTTTTGCCCATACAGCAGGGTCATCCCAATTATCAATGTCGTCTTTGTCAATTGTTGAAATGAAGGAAAAATATGTATCATCTTGCACTGTTCCTTTTAGAATCATTTCTGCATACTGATGATTTTCGTAGCAAATAGATGTCTGGTCGGTTCCAGCGGTTGTAATGGCCACTTGCAACGGTTGCCGTCTAGAACTTGTGGCAGTTTCAAGCACATCCCATGTGTCTCTCTTTTTATGTGCATGCAGTTCATCAACAAGTGCCCCATGAATATTAAGCCCGTCCATTGTATCAGCGTCTGCGCCTAAGGGTTCGAATTTAGATTCTGTTTCGGCAATGTGCATATTTCCCTTTCCCCAGTATATTTTTACCCGTTTTTTTAATACTGAAGATGTCTCAACCATTTTAGCTGCATGTTTCCATACTATTTTAGCCTGATCTCGTATGGTTGCCGCAGAATAAATCTGCGCCCCTGGTTCGTTATCTGCAATTAATAAATAAAGACCAATTCCTGACAATAGGGGACTTTTCCCATTTTTTCTCGAAACTTCTATATATCCAGTCCTGAATCTTCTAAAGCCGTCGCCGCGCTTCCACCCGAATAATGAGCCAACTATAAATTTTTGCCAGGGTTGAAGTTCAAATACACATCCTTTCCATTCGCCTTCCCATAGCCGTAGGTAAGAAAAAAATTCTATCACGTGATTGGCAGCGTTCTCGTCAAAAAAAAAACCGCTCATTGCAGCAGTCTTTAGGTCTTTCAAGTGTCTTTCGCAGGCCAAAATAGCTAGTTCTCCGGACGGTATTTCTCCGCTAACTACTCTTTTAGCATAATCAGTAACCGGATGGTCACGCTTTTTTCTTGTCATAATTCAAAAATTCCTCGAACTCGTCTACTTCTTTTTTGGTATCAACGTTCAAGCGGCTTCTGCTTGACGGAGTTAACCCAAATTCAGAACAGAAAAGCCGCATTTGTTGCAAATATGTTTTCGCTACATTAACCTGCGGAAATTGCTTAAAGATAATATTCGTTTCCTGATTCACTGGATAAACTGTCCCGTGCTTATCAATAAACTCTTCTGCCTGTTTCCAGCGAGCATATGCCTGGCAGTAACCAGAAAGAGACGCCATATCTATTTTTGTTAACATACCAATTGCTTCGAGCTCATCAACAACCCTGCGCCATTCTTTCTTTGCATCCTTGCAAAGCCAACTAGGACAAGATGGACGTTGAGGTTTTGGTTTAGGTTCATTTTTGTTCAGCGGTCGTTTGCCTGGGTTTCCGCTTAAAACTTTAAGACGTGTTGGCGTTGGCTTCCTGCCACGCTGAGACATGTTTATCTATCCTTTCTGTTTCTTTATCAAAAAAAACCGCTTATTTGAATAGCCTAAAGGAAAAACTAATTTGCGTCTGCGCGAGGAGAGCCACGCCAACCGCAGCCCACCATTTTTTTGATTCCCAAAACTTTTTATCCAT